CCAGTGCCTTCTCTTCCAAGTTTCTTGTTCTCTTCTCTGGCGTATCAACTCCTGCAACTCTAACTCTTTCTTTCTTGAATAAATCAAACCCAAGATCAATGGTGACATCAATAGTATCCCCGTCAAGAACACGATTAATCTCCGTCACACGAAAGTTATAACAACTCTTTCTGCTTGGTGGTTGAAGAGCGCCCATTGTAATCTACCATATCTGCGCTATTTAGTCACGAACATCTAGTCCCTAAAAATAGTGCTCCTTATTCTCAATCCATTATCTATTCTTTCAATCGTCATGTCGGTATGTATAGAATCACTCTCTACCAGGCTGCCCAATGCATCCTCCAAAGAATCACTAGGAGAAGTTTCATTCTGTCTCCTCTCCCATTCTCTATACTCGTCTATCCATATTGATAAAGAAGGAGTAAATCTATCCGCATTAACTGGTAATGTTGGAGTCAGAAGAAGGAAGGAAAGAACTAGAAAGATTTTCATCACTTATCTCAATGTATGCTGTCTTCATTATATAGACAATAACAAATCCTGTACCAGCCAATAACAATCCCATGGCGTACATAACACCCCAGACTATTTCTTCCATTTTAATGACCTCGATATCTATGTGTATTTTGTAGTGAATCGTTACAGAAAAATAAAATTGGTGCCAGCATCAGTACGCTTCCTGCTTGAAGAAGCATAGTATGGGCACTAATCAAGTGCGCGAATTGTAGTATCATTACACTACAGAACAAAATTGAGATCCTTCAGATAGAATACAATCTATCGAACTAGGATGCTGCTGAAGATATGGTACGTCGTGTACTGCTTGATTTCTTGCTTGATAAGCATCGTCTGCATATACACCAATGCTTTGATGATGCTTGGTTGCGTCCAGATACTGGACCATATAATGGACTTGGGGCATGATAGTTTCAATCCCAGGTTACATTAATATTTATTTTTTTAATAGGTATTATTAACTATTATTATCAGTGTTTCAAGACAGTGTTAGAGAACCTGAACAACACCTTTTACCTCAGGTATTTCCATCATTAACTTCTTCTCTATACCCATCTTTAAAGTCTGAGAACTCATAGCACAAGTAGAACAAGCACCACCAAGTCTTACTTTAACATACCCTTCTTCTGTCTCCACATACTCTAACCATCCACCATCTGCCTCAATATAAGGTAGTATCTCATTGAGAACTTCTATTACATTCTTATCATTCAATTCCATTTTTAATTTGTAAGGTGATGTTGGTATATCTTTTGCAAAAAATATAGAACTATATGGTGGCCATTCCATCATATTAAGTTCGTCTTTTCCCCCCATTTCCCCTATAGTTAACGGGCCAAGTAATGTGCATCCCAAAACAGTAAAGGAAAATAAATCCATATATGATTAAAGCATCCATTACTTATCTCCCATTCCTGCACTCCATAATTTATTTAACCACTGTAAAAATCTTTTCATTTATACAGTTGGTTCTACTGGGGGTTCATCCGAAGCAGTAATAATTTTTAATGGGGCTTGCTCAATCCTAATAGTTTGAACAGGACCAGCACTAGCTTTTTCCATCATCTGTTCCATTTCTTTTTTAGTCACTGCACCATTAGCAGGTTGACCATTCTGCATCTTCATGGTGCCGTCACCCTTCTTAGAAGCAGTCTGAATTCCGAAGCTAGCTAAAACTCCAGTGAAAACTGAGGCTATGAAAGTTGGGTCGATCTTTTGTTGTGGTAGTCCAGGAATCGCCACGTAGTTTAATGTAAGTATACCACCTGACCACACAAGCACCCCAAGTCTTACAAAGGTAGATATGATAGCAGCTTGTTCTTCTTGGTCTGGAAGAATCTTATCCTTTAACTTACCTAAAGGACCTTTCTTTTTATCTTTCTTTGCAGTTTCTTCAGGTTCCTGAATGTCTGCTTTGACTTCTTCCTTTACTTCATCAGGCATTAGATTACAGCAAATAAGCTAATGCTATTTATAATAAGGTATTACTGGAATAGGATTAATGTTTATCAATCCTTCATCATTATAATATCCCATCTTAAACCAATAACAATCTAAGAGGATAAGTTTTGATGTGTTATCCTTACTATATGGATCTTGATGAGTAAAATCAACACACTCTCTTACTATCGCAGGAGGAACCTCAATTTTATCCCAAGTAATTGGTTCCTCAATAATAATAGGTATCACTCTTTAATATAACCCTCCTTAACAAGATATTCTTTTGTTAATGGAGTAGGTTCATATGTTTCCCACATATTACCTCCAGCACATACATCAAGTGCTTTCTGAGTCATCCCTGCAGTATGTCCTGCCCAGTATGCTTCCTTTTCCCAAACAATAGATGCTCTTCTCTCTGGATCACTGTATGTATTTTTAACAAGATTTTGTAATACCTTAGGAATATCTTCTTCAGGGAATATAATAGCAAGGAAATTATTTTCAATCTCACCAGCCATACAATCTTGAGCAGTGTGCCATCCCTCATGTCTTAAAGTAGAAATAAGAGTACTACTACGCTTTGTCAAATAAGAGTTCAAAAAGATATCATTACCAGCAGTATAATATACACCTCTTGTACCAACTAAGAAATAATATTGAGGTGCGACATATACATTAACACCAACTTCATTTAATACCTTTACAAGATCATTAAATTCATTCTTAATAAGTTTATGATCTGTTTTCTGATATTCCTCAATATCTTTAATAGATGTAACTTCTTTAACATCTTTAGTGCATTCTCTCATCATCATGCACCCCATTGAACCATTCGTAAAATGATCTTCTACTTGCAGATCATACGAAGCAGCAGCAGGAGTACATCCAGTGAGGGAGACTCCTGCCAAGAGAGACAGTAATATTTTTTTCATTTATCAAAAAGGAAGACCTGCAGATGAACCACTAGCACCACCAAAAGGTCCACTAGGAATACCAGATCCTACTTCAGGAACTAATGCACCACCTCCAAGAGGTAATCCCTCATCTCCACCAACCAATGAACCAAGGTCACCCAAAGACTCTGTAACTGCGTCCATAACCTGAGATTTAACTCCATCAATGATGGAATCTCTATTGACATATACATATACGCCACTAACAACAACGGCACCAGATACAGCGAAAGACGCAACAGCAAGTACATTAATTAATTTTTGCATTTTATTCTAACAAGTGAGTTTATTTAGCAGTATAGTATGCTTGATAATACTTAACGATACCATCTGTTCTCATATTACCTTGAGAAACCCAATCATGAACACATTCATAAATGGATTGATTACTATACTTTGGTTCATTATTTTCATCCAATTCAGATCCAAAACGCTTCAAAAGAATTCCTAATGCTTGCTCTCTAACTTGCATTTTAGGATTGGAGTACCTCCAATCCTCTGTGGCTTTTAATAATGAATCTGAATAGGTAGTCATGAGAAAGTAAATTTCTTTGTATAATCATATGCATAGTTAGTTCTAGCACCATGAATGCCCCACCCTAACCAACGATAAGCAGCATTCATATAATAACTAACATTCATACCACTACCTTCAAAATAAGGAAGTTGTCTTTGAAAGATATTTTCATTTACCATATAACGAAGTTGTCCTGTTAATGAACTAGGATCACACCCATAATTTCTACAAAACTTTCCAAGGTTATTATAACGACCAGTAGTTGTCCATTGGATTAATCCAAATCCACCTCTATGACACTGATCATAATTAACCCTTGCACCACCTTCACAAATATTAGGTTTGAAATCACTCTCTTGTTTGATATTACCCATAATGGTAGCAAGAGCATTTTTATCAGTAATGTTTGTTCTCTCTTGAATATATGCTAGGGTAATTTTCTCCTCAGGAGTACACCCCTCACATTTCCATGTAGGAGAAGGAGGAGGAGAAGCAACTGTTATTGCCGATAAGAATTCAAAAATCATTTGGTTGAATGTTTAGAACAGAAGTATATATTAAATATGAAGTTTTGTCAAGCGATTCCACCTTGCCAGATCATATCAGGCATTGCTTGAGGTGCTTGCCTTCCCATAGTAAACATAAGTATAACATATCCCAATAACCACAATAGATTAACAATCCATGCTTGTCTGTAAAGATACTTTCTGATACCCATAGAGATACGAATATCACGGGAATCATCAGCAGACTGTGGATCTGAATCTGCAAACCTCCTTATCACCTGTTCTATTATAACAGCAATGATGGTCGCAATGACCAAT